TTACTTTGTTGATGGACATAGACAAAGACTAAAAACTTTCTAGGATTGTAGCCCACATCCGTAAGAACACGGCGGACAACACCTCTAATGTCAATTCTCTTTGAGCAGGTAATCTCACCGGCAACAATGATGTGTCCTTTGGTTGCCATCACCTCGCAAGCAACACGAGATGATTTATCTTTTCTTAAACATGCATCTAAAATGCTATCTGAAATAAGGTCACATAGTTTATCGGGATGACCTTTACATACACTTTCACACGTTTTATATTTTTTCATGTTATTTTCCTTTCCGAGCAGATAATAACCGCTCCATCAAATCATCTTGTGGACTTCTGCCACCAAACTCCACAGAGCAGTTTTCCTTCACAATCTGGTAAATCTGATACCAACACTGGTTGACCTGTTTCATGTATTCACGACTCATCGCAACATAAGGTGATGCGATGGCAGCTGAAGTGGTTGGATGCTTGGCAAGAAAGCCATATTCTGAAATACACTCTTCGCACTGAATCCAACGAGAAACACTCATGGCATACTGCTCGATTAGCTGGTTGTTTACTAACATTTCGCAGCTACGATCTTTCAGCCACTTGTAAGTTTCGATATAAATATCTTCTGCACAGAGGTCTTTACCGTTTTTCTGAGCCACCTTTAAATAATCTTTTACTGGAGGAACATCCGTGCCTTCCATTTCTGCTGGCTCCGGCAGTACTTGAACCCCGTTTAATCTGCCATCAGCAATTTTGTCGGTTAGAGCCTTTGATTTTCTTCCAGCACCAACACGCTGACCGCCTCTTGCTGTACCGTCTTTCGCCATGTTTTCACCCCACTTTTCTAAAAGTCTTTAATACCCCCTTTGATTTCTGATTTTTACACGCGAAGCCCCAGGCCGTTGTCCGCCATAAGAGGTCTAGAGATTTGACCTCCCCCTTGGCTCATCTACGAATCTGTCGATCACCAAGTTCTAAATGAATTTTGTTGTGGCAGGATTTACATAAGGACATCAAATTATTTTTATTATGAGTGCCACCTTGAGAAACAGGGAGGATGTGATGTACTTCTTCGGTAGGAGTAAGTCGTCCTTTCTCTGTACACATCTCACATAAAGGATGTTCCTGTGCATAACGGTCACGGATTCTTTTCCAAGCTCTACCGTACTTTTTATTGACATCTTTTGAACGTTGGTACTTGTCATAGCGTCTACGTTCAACGACTCGATGATCTTCACAGTATTGTCCATCAGTTAGATTAGGACATCCTGGGGTACTGCATGGTCGCTTAGGTCTTTTCGGCATTGTTTCACCTCGCTTTCTGGGCATAGAAAAAGCCCTGCAGGGCGCATCCCACAAGGCTTGGTAAGTATTCTATCTTGCTGATTATAATGTAACATGAAGATGAGGTGCTTATCTCTGCTCAAAAGTGCTCATTGCTGTTTAACTTTTGAATAGTTATTGGATTTTCAGGTACAATAACATGATTTAAGGCATTACCATGCCATCTGCGAATAGTACTCTTATCAGCATTCAGCTCATCACCGATTTGCTCCCAGGTAAAGTTATGAACGTAGCGGTAACGTAACACCATGCGTTCATCGATATCCGTTACTTTATTAATCACATCTCGAATCTCAGCTTTAAGTGCTACAAGATGATCCACCTCATCATTAATCTTGATTTGTAATTCTTCAATTCGCTCCAGGTATCTGACAAACAAAGCATCGGTATGCCGCCCCGTTTGTACTCTCTCACCCCAGTTGGGGGAGGGAACACTGGTCGATAATTCCCTTAGCCTTTCCATTTCCTCAATGTTGGATTGGATTCGCTTGTCTAGCCTGTAGGCTTGATGTAAATATTCTTTTGCTTTCATTACTCGCTCACCTCCGCTTGTAGCTTTTTGATTAGGACATTCCCATCAACAGAGGTAAGTTCTCTATACCAATCAGAGCGGAAGAACCTCTCCACCTCGTTTTTAATATCTTGTGCTGGTCCATAATTCGGACGTTTCTTTAGTTTTCTTAAGGCCTCTCTATAATCCTTAACCGCCCTAAGAATAATGGCATTGGCTAAATCTTGATAAGGCTCTGTCATCGCATCACCTCTAAATTCGCCTTTACCGCATCAATCAAGGCATCTTGAGTTTTCTCCTTTTTTGTAAGTGCAAGCAGTACATCTTCATCAATTGTGTTCTTGGTGATGATGTGATGGACAATGACCGTATCCGTTTGACCTTGCCTATAAAGTCTTGCATTGGTTTGCTGATATAACTCTAGTGACCAGGTCAGACCAAACCAGATAAGCGTTGATCCGCCACTTTGAAGATTAAGACCATGTCCCGCACTGGCGGGATGAATAACAGCAATGGGTATCTTGCCATCATTCCAATCCTCAATATCCTTTGATGACTGAATTTGTCTGACTGGAAATCGCTCTTTGATTCGTTCTAGATCATGCTTATACCAATAAGCAACAAGGACTGGTTTTCCATTAGCCCCCTCAATTAAATCTTCCAAGGCATCTAGCTTTTTGTCATGAATTACATGAGCTTTGTTCTCGCTATCGTATACTGCACCATTAGCCATCTGTAACAGTTTTCCAGAAAGAACAGCTGCATTAACCGCATCAATTTCTTCATCGCCTAAGTTAGCCACCATTTCTTCCTTAAATTCCGAATAAACCTTCCACTCCTTATCACTTAAAGTAACGAACACCTCATTGCTGACGTATTCAGGCATTTTGAGATAATCGGTAGATTTCATAGAAATGGTGATGTCTGATATTTGTTTGTAGATTTCCTCTTCTGCACCTGGCAGTGGTTTATAAGAAAATACAATCTGTGCGTTTCGCTTATCTGGCTTAAAATAGGTATTTCGGTAATGGCTAATGTAGCGTCCTAGCCTTTGACCCAAATCAAGAATGCGAAACTCTGCCCATAAATCCATCAATCCATTACTGGAGGGAGTTCCGGTAAGACCGACAATTCTTTTTATAGAGGGTCTTACTTTGAGTAGACTCTTAAACCGCTTTGCACCATAAGACTTAAAGGATGACAGCTCATCAATGACCACCATATCAAAATGAAAAGGAATACCACTTTTATGAACCAGCCAATCTACGTTCTCACGGTTAATGATGTATAGCGTTGATTGTTTCTTGAGGGCATCGATTCTTTCTTTTTCTGTTCCCACTGCCATCGAGTAAGAGAGTCCTTTTAAGTGATCCCACTTATTGATTTCGGCAGGCCATGTATCCCTTGCTACTCTTAAAGGTGCAATCACTAACACCTTGCAAACGAGAAAGCTATCTAAACACAAATCAAATATGGCGGATAAGGTAATCACACTTTTACCTAAACCCATTTCAAGAAATACAGCCGATATGGGATGGGATAAAATGAATTCAGTGGCATAGCTTTGGTATTCATGTGGCTTGTATTTCACTAAGTATCCCTCCAATCTGTTCTATATCATCCAGGCAATAAACCAAAAAGCCTAATGCCTCTAATTGCTTCTTTCTTTTATTCTGTAAAGGTCGCATCTTTTTTCCTGTTGCTTTACATTCGACAAAGGCGATTCTCCCCATGGGAAGTAATACAATGCGATCGGGCATGCCATCTATTCCAGGACTCACAAATTTCGGTGCCATACCTCCCATGCTTTTTACTGTCGCTACCAGTTTTTGTTCTATATATTTTTCTTGCATAAATGACCTCCATAAATTCATCAGGAACAACAAGCACAACTTTTAACGTTTTTTCCTATACGCGCGCATACATACGCTCACGATGCTTTACTACTACTATTTATTAATTTATTACTAAGTAGTAAAACTCTTGTTCCACTCATTCCAGTAAAGCCAGAACATCGGTAATGACTGGGTTTTTAAGAGAACAAGCATAAGGAACAACTAAAGAACAAGGAACGACCTTACTCATTCTTCTCGTAACAACGTTGCCTACCGTAAAGGGGAAAATTACTTGTTCCGTTCTTGTTCCCTTGGTACTTGTTCCACCCATTAATCTTTTTCATAATGCCTGCAATGGCATAGGAGTCTGCAGGTTTCATGGCGGAGGCATCCCTTCCAAAGCATTCGCACCAAATTTCCATATTGCAAACAAGCGTACGTTCAACCGTGCCAACACGGGATTCCCCACCAAATTCACTACCGTTTAGGTAGTTTCTTCGCTCGTATAAGGACAAGGCATTCCAATCATCGGGTAAAAGCGTATCGAGGTAAGTGCGAACAAGCCCTTCTCGCTCATCACTCTCCATGGCATCTGCCTGCTCATTCGTTGCCAACTCTACATCACTGCCCTCTAAATAGAGCTTTTCACCTTTGGCATAAAGCACCAAAGTTTCTGCCCAAATCTGCTCTACATCGTATACGGACATCTGCCATGCTTTTCTTTTACCATCACCACTAATACGCACTGGCCAGAATCTTCGGTTACCCGTGATGTCTCGCAAAAATCCACTTTCTGCATTGGTAGAGCCGACAATGATACATTGACGTGGGTGGCTTTCAACATTCACCCCATAACTGGCACGGTATTTATCATCGGATCTTGAAATAAAGGATTTCACAACCTCCACATCGGTTTTTCGCATGCCAGCTAGTTCGCCCAGTTCTAAGATCCAGTATCCTTGAAGTTTTTCAGGGCCTGCTTTGTCTTTCATATCGGTGAGGGTTAAACTATCGGAAAACCAATCACCTGCAAGTTTTGCAAAGAAGGTAGACTTACCGATGCCTTGTGGTCCATTCAGAATTAAAACGCTGTCAAATTTCGTACCAGGATGAACAATTCTAGCGACTGCTGCCACCATCATTTTTCTAGTAACGGCTCTGGTATAGGAATTATCTGTTGCATTAAAATAATCAATCAGTAAGGTCTCAACGCGATCGGTTCCATCCCACTCTGGTAGATGATCCAGGTATTCTTTTATAGGATGATAGGATCGCTCTGCTGCGACTGCTAGTATTGCGTCCTTTGTTTTGGTTGGGGAGTAGATGCCATATTTATTAGATAGATAAACTTTAAGGGCTGCATTGTCTGAATCATTCCAGCCACCCTTCATCTGTTCCCAAGGCAATCCATCTCTTGCATCGATTCCATCACGGTGCTTATTAAAAGCAATAGATTCTAGTTCTGAATCGTTACGGATGATGAGAACGATATTATCCAAGGTGTCCTTAATCTTTCCTTGCTTATCCAGTTCCAGTGCTGTCTGCCAATTGTCCTCCGTAAAATCAATCGTTGCCTGCTCCATCCGCTCTTTCGTAAACTGTGCTTTTACTTCGTCGTCTTGGATAGCAAATTCACACATGTTGATAAAGGATGGTAGCTTACTTGGTGGTGTACTTTCTGTCGCTCGATCATCTAAATGACCAAACTTATGAATACGAACAAGATCGAAAGCATTAAGAAGTCTCCCACTTGCAGGATCTGTTGCGTGGTGGGAATAGGCAAACTTATCATCATAGAGTATGACACCGGCACTGGAGTCAGCAGGAATATAATCATAGCGACCAGTCATTGCTGAAGGCTCGTATATATCCTT